GCAGCACCTCCATGCGATGCATCTGCTCTTGCCCGGCGGCGCGCACATCGGCGGGCACGTCCGGGCCGATGTAGATCAGCTTGGGCAGGAGCATACGGGTGAGCTCGTCGGGATTTAGCCCCCGGCCGGAGGTGGCGATGACCTCGACGTCGCCTGCTTCGAAGGTCGTTCCGACGCTCAGGCTCATTCCTTACCGCCGTAGTTAGCGTGCAGCTCACCGGCGGACGTCAAATAGCCCTCCGCCACCAAACGTGCTCGCGCCTGTTCTCGGGTCATGCTGCGTGTCTCGGCGATAGACGCCTGCAGTCGGTCCATGATCGCCTTTCGATCAGTGTCGGTCACTCCCGCCCCCGCTTCTCGCCGTTCCGGTAGGTGTCTTTCTTGTCGCGCGTCTCGCCGAGGTTCTTAAGGCCCTGCAGGCCGACCAGGAAGCGCTGCTCGTAGGTGTCGCCCATGCTGTCGATGCCCGCGGTTTTCTTCAAGAAGTTGGCGCTCTCACTGAGCGCCCCGTAGAGCAGCGTATCATAGGCGTTGATCGAGAGCCAAGTACCTGTGGGTTGATCAACAAGGCTCGCCGGCTTGTAAAAATAATTGAGCGCTGCGGGGTAACTGGCCGCCGGGGTAGGCCCAACGATGATCGTGGTATCGTCTTCATCGGCGGTGAAGAGAGCGTACACCACTGGCGTACCCGTGGTTGCGGGAACTGGGTACACTTCACGGATGTAGCTCACATCCTTCGGGAGAAGGTACACGTACTCACCAGTCACCGGGGTGACGTACGCCAGACTGGCGGCGGCAAGGAAATCGGCGGGGAGCTGGAGGTATGGATTGCCGAGCGTGAACGTGCCGGTGACGTTGCGCTGAAAATTCGGCAGGGTAACGAAGAAAAAAACTCTCTCTTCGGCCGATTTTATGAAGCGCGGGATCTCGGCGACGAACGCTGGATCATCGTAGGTCGTGTAGGACTCGATTTCGGCCGTCATGACCGCCAGCGTGGTCACGCGCTCACTTCATCCGCTTGGTAGACATCGACTGCGGGCGCGACACGACCTCGGAGTTGAGGCACTCCTTATCGGCGGCCGTCAGGCGCGGCGGGGCGAGCTGCGGGCTGATGCCGTAGCGCGGGATGGTAACGCCTTCCTTGCGCGGGCCGGTGCCACCCCGGCCTCGGTCGTTGGTCATCATTTCTTGGCTCCTGGCTTCCGTGCGCTACCCCAGCCGCGATGGCTGTCGACCATACCGCCGTGAGAGTAGGCAAAAACCTGCCTCTTCGTGTCCGGCGGCGGGCGGTTAGCGCGGACAACTGGTACGGCGGGCGTGCCGTCTGCATTTTTGCCCTTTGGCATACTCGGCTTGGCCCAGTTAGCTTGCCGGGCCATCGGTTCAGACCGCGTCGGCATAGACGGCGGAACGGCAGGTGGCTTTCTCGTCATCATAATCAGGTACTCTTGATCTTGGCCGAGCCCTTGCCGCCGGCGGCATCGGACTTCTGGATGCGCCCGAGCCCGCCCGCCGCGCCGGCGGTCATCTTGGGCCCGGCGCCTTTGCCGCGCATGGCGGCTTTCATGCCTTTTGAGACGTTGTTCGCCATCGCTGGCCTCCTGTTGCTTGATTAGACAATTAGCACGGTTATGTCGCCGACGGAACACTGGATAGACCCGACCGATAGCGGTGAGCCAATTGGCATCCACCCGAAGTAACTGGTGGAGCCTGGGCGGTTCAAATCGGGTCGCGGATTGATTAGTGATTGTGGGTCCAGCACCCGAACTCGGCCGAGCTGAAGCTGAGCGCTGTCAAGATCCCAACACGTCGGGCAGGCTTTCGATCCCGTGGGCCGCTGGTCGAAGATGACATCGCGTAGCTGGTTCAGCTTGTAATGGAAGCCACAGATGTCGCACTGACCAAGAGCCCATGGGGGGCTGATCTGGTTTTGGCTCACCTCGAATACGCCCGATAGCCGGTCATTCTCGGGGTAAGCGTAAGTGTGGCGCGTTCCCGGTCTTCTTCAGCAGCACGCGTCCACGTCTTCTCGTAGTCGGCTTCGAGCCGGTCGATCAACTGGATGTTGTCTGGCTGGCGCTTCTGGGCGATGTAGAACGCCAGTCCGGCAATGAAGGCGGGCAGGAACCGGAACGGCATGTCGGCGGTGTTCGTATAGGCGCCAGCGTCATCCATGCGGCGTAGAACGGTATAATAGAGCGTGTAGCTGCCGGTGGCATCCGGGAGCGGCCAGAGATGCGCCGTCACGCCATCTGCGCGACGATCATACCAGACCTCGGTCGGTCGGCCTTGATTGTTCGGGTTGGTCCGCGTCGCTTGAGTGCTGATCGAGACTCGCGTCACATTCAGGCGCGCAACATTAGGCCCGGAAACCGTTGGCGGGATCTGGACGACCTGTTCGATCACATCGACGATGTCATTGCCGGAGATCGCAGTCAGGTCGTACTCGCCAACGTTATAGGTCAGCGCCTGTGTTCGGGTCTCCAGCGTCCATAAATTTATGCCGCGGTTTGACCAATCCGACAGCAAAAGATTGATCGAACGCCTAGCACTGCGCATCGAATATCCGTCGCGCGGCATGCCCCCTTCGGTACCCGTGGCCCGTTCAAAACTTTCTTCGATCGCGTCGGTGAAGACCGGGTTAAAATCGTGCAAACTGGATACGGTCATTCTTTCACCGCGTACTCAAAACGCGCCCCATGTGTGCTTCTGGTCCGTCCACGCACCACCCGATTAACGGACCCTATGGCGAACCCATAGAATCGATCAGCGTGGTTAGAACTATCGAACACCCTTCCGTCATCTAAGCACTTTACAGGCCGCCTAAGCGCTTCGCGTGCTTTAATTGCGTTAGCTTTGGCCGCTGCGGTTCTTTCAGCGGTCCTAATATGCGGAGCGACTCCTAGCGCGGCGCGTATATTTTGTTTGTGCTCTTCGGTGAGCTTCACCCCTTTCAAAGGCGAAGGTCGGCCTTTACGCGCTAAACTGATTTTTAGGCGGGCCTCAACGCTCCACTTCTTGCCCTTGGCGGGTGACACTCGGCCCTTCCGCGCGGCGCTCATCTTCCGACGAGCTTCATCGCTAGTTGAATGCCCCCGCTGAACCTCGCTCATTTTTTGAAGCGTTTCAGGTGTGTGCTTACGTCCTAGCTGCGCCGCGCGCATCTTAGCTTTGGTCTCTGGGCCTCGTTTGGTGCCACGTTGCGCGTCACCGAGGTTCTTTCGAATCTCGTCTGTAATAATACGGCGGCTATTCGCTTCACCGATCTTTTTACGCGTCGTCGGGTGCATCGTCCCGCCTTCACCGCCATAGGTCAGGTTGTACTCTGGCCGATATTTAGCGATCGCCTCGCACTCGTAGAGCTTGGCCAGTTCGTCATCATCGTCGAAATCGCCTAGCACTTCGAAGACGAAATTCTCGGCGCCATATTTTCGAAGGGCGTTATGAAAATGGTACCCGCTGCCTTTACGCGCAGCCCATACATGCTGATACCTGCGCTTCTCTAAGCCCTGCGTCGTAAAGCCGATGTAGCGGTGCCCATTAACGGCGTTTGTCGCCTGATAAACGATTGCTGAGTTGGTGACTGCTGCGGCCATGCTTTACCCTAGCACAGATCAGCTTCTATGGCATCTATGAACGAGGGCTCAAACACGCCAGAATTTGACCCCGTCATCCGCCTACCTCAATCGACCAGGAATCCGTAGATGAACACGTCCGCCGTAGCGGCGGCCGTGCTGCCGGTGGTCAGCGACAGGATCGGCGTGGCGCTCTGTGCATCGGTCGCGATGACCGCCGCTAGCGTCGCCTGCACGGTCTTTCCGCTGCCGGTCAACAACACCCAGGACTGCGCCGCGCCAATGAGCGGCGTGCCGCCCTTGGCCGCCGAGGTGTAGATGCCGCCAACGCACGCCACCGAGGTGCCGCCAGTCTTCTGGATAGCGACCGCCATTGTCATTACGTAGTTGGTGAACGATCCCTGCTTGACGAAGCTCTGGTCCGAGGTGGACTGCATATTGGCGCTGCGCAGGACGAACAGCGGTTGGGTAGGTCCGAGACCTCCGCCCATGAAGCTCATCGTTACACCGCCTTGATGTAGTAGATCGTGCCTGTCACCACACCGGTCGTCGTGGTCACCAGCGACAGCCCTTCGGCGACCACCGTGGTCCACCATGGCTCGCCGTCGAAGTCGAGCACCAGCCCGCCATTGGCGCCGAACGACATCGGGGCTCCGACCAGCGATGCGCCGCCCGACGAAATGACGTTGATGGTCTGCGCGGCGGCGACGTTGAGTACCACTTTATAGACCCTCACCAGCTGCGACGCCGTGCCGGCGATCACCGCCGTGGTGGTCGCCGTGGTGATGTTGAGCGTGACCTTGGTCAGCCGGGTGCCGCTGAGTTCGGTCAGAGCCACCGCGGCCGTGCCCGTTCCAGTATTGCCGGCAGCGTTAATGGAGCGTGTCAAATCTTCGGTGGTGCCGTTGTAAAGATACGTCACTGCGGCGACAGCGGCAAAATCATTGGAGAGCGAGGTCCCGTCGCCAGGCTGGATTGCCGTGGCGGTCGGCATCTGCGGCGATAAGATAGTCTGGATGCGGAAGCTACCCTGCGCCACAGCCCCATTGGTATAGACGACGCGTGCGAACGCTGCTTGGCGCGGGCTGACCACTTTCAAAGCCGTATTGGCGACAGTCGTATACGCATCGATATCGTCGGCGTTGATACCATCGCTCGACTGCTGGATCGATAGGCCGTTCGCTGCCGACGCCTGATCGGAAATAACATTGACAACAATCGCGCCGTAATTAAGCACACTCACCCACGGCCCGGTGAAGACCTGATTGGCCCCCAGCAGGTTAGTGCTGCTATTGCCCGTGGAGACAACCGCTGCTTCGACCACCGGTGTTGCCGCGCCCCCGGCATTGACCACCGTCACCGACAGCGGTGCCCCGGACCCTACCGGGACGCCTGCCGTGTCGGTCAGCGCGACGGCCTGCACGGCCGCCATGCCGATGTCGGCTGGCACGAGCCAGCCGAGCAACCAGTCTTTCATTCCGAACTTCGAAACCGCCATGCTCAGGACTCCTGCCCCGAGGGCCTTAGATTTCTTCCCAAATCAGCGAGACGCTGAACAGCGCCGTCTGAGCGACGGAGCCACAGACGAAGACGATCTGGCCGGGCGGTACGATCAACGGCACGCTGAGCAGGATGTGGCCGTCGAAGATGCCAAGACCAGCCGTGGCGGACTCGATCGACTTGCCCAACCAGCGGACCGCCGTTCCGCCGGTGGCGAGTGTCGCCGTAGCAGGGATGAAGGTCATGGCCGAGGATTGGCCCGCACCGAGATAGGCGTTCTTGGGCGTGCCCGCCGTCGCGGCGGTCAGCGGACCGCCGGAATTGACGGCGTTGCCGACGAACTGGTTGGCGAGACCGAACTGTCCCAGCGCGATGGTGCCCGAGGTATAACCGATCTCGACCCCGACCAACACCGCGTTGCGGTTGATCGAGGTGTTCCACAGCGCGCAGGTGACCGCCGTGCCGGTCGAGATCGGCAGGGCGACGCCCGCAGCCGGTGTCGAACCGATGAAGACGTTGCCGTTGAGCACGTCGGGGTAGTAGGCATTGAGTGAAGTGTTGGGCATCCCGCCCTCCTGTATGTTTGAGGGCGGTTAAGCGTTGGCAGGGGTCAACAGACCCGAGAGAGTGATTGCGCCGGAGACGTAATTCTCGAAAGCCCCGAGACCCGTCGTCGCCGTGAACAGCAGCGGCGCCGAGGCGTCGAGGCAGAGGACGTAGTTGTTGTTGATGAACCCCGTCGAAGTCGTGCCGCCGAGGCTGAGCAGTGCGCCGGCGGTCGTGGCCGTGTTGGCACGGTAGGTTCGGTTGTAAGCGATCGAGGCGTTGGTCAGGACGCCAGCCGAGATGGTGATCCACGCCGCGTCGGTGACGTTCGGCGACTTCACATAGTTGCCGGAGAAGGTGAACCGGTCGATGTCGTTGGCGCTCAGCACGAAGCTGTTCACCGACGTGGTGCCGAGGCCGTACCACGAATTGTTGGTGACGGTCAGGCGGTCAGCGGTGTTCGCTGCGCCGGTGCAGTTGATGATGTTGAGGAAGTTCAGCGAACCGCTGTTGTCGGTGAAACCGCAGCTGTCGAGCGTGAAGCCGACCGCCGTGACGGTATAAGCTCGAGCGATCGACAGGAAGCCGCCGGTATGGCGGATGTTCTGGACGGTGACGTCCGCGGCGCTGACCGGGATCGCCGCGGTGTTGGCGGTGGTGAAGGCGAACACCGGCCGCTGGGCGCCGGTGCCAAGGCCGATGATGGCGACATTGGCGACGTTGAGCGTGAGCGCCGTGGCGCTCGAAATGGTCGTGGTCGACCCCGGCATGACGTAGATCGTTGCGTAGGCGCCGCTGGTGACCTGGGTGAGCGCGTAAGCGATCGTCTGGTAAGGGTTGTTCGGACCGTTACCGGTGCCCGCGTTGACGCCGTTGACGGTGTCGACGAACATCACCTGACCGGTGACAGGGGGCGCGTTGACGGCCGCGCCGTAGATGGGGATTCCGAACGAGCTGATGCCGTTCGGGAAGTTCGTGGTGGCCATGGCCAGTTCTCCTTGAGGACGCCCGCAGTTGGAGAGAACCAGGGAGTGGATACCCCACGGCGCGTCGGATGATTGGTTGTACGCCGGGGGCCGAGAAAAAGAAAGGCCCTGCTTGGGGCGGGGCCTTTGAAGTCAGGGAGGGGTTATGCACGTTGCCGGAACGGGAGGCTCGTTTGGTGCTCCGGCGGGATCAGTCCTGCGGTAGAATGGCGTCCTTGTCAAGCGAGGCGACCGGGTGGCGCTGAAAGTAGGCGATTGCTTGATCGATCTTGGCTTGGCCGTTGCCTTCGGGATCGTGCTTGGCGAGGTAGAGCATCGCTTTGGCGAGAAGGCTTATATCGTCACCAAGGAGGCCGATTCCGGTGTTGCAAGCACCACTCAGCAACTGGCGAACTTTTCCGGTGTTGTGATCATGGTCTACTGACATGCCTTGGGCCCTCCCATGCCGGATGGTACTTTCGAATCGCCCAGAGATGGCGCACAGCCCGCCTTGCGCTTCCATCATCCGGCGGTAGTCGTAGAAAGTGATACCAAATTTACTGCGCAAGGCCGCGTCATGATAGTCGGTGCCGTATTCATCCTTATGCGCTCGGCGGTAGCGTTTGTTGTACTCATTACTGGCTTCCCCCGGTTCTTTCTCGACGAGCGCTAAGCGCCATTCAAAATTCCCCGGCCCCATAGGCAGGGCTTTATCCATCCGATAGAGCCGGTGACGTGTAGACGGGCGCGTACCAACACCAGCCAAAAAAGTTTCGAAGTCCGCTTTCCACTCCGACACGACCGGGCGCGGGTTACGAGCGCGTTGGAAATCGATCCATTGTGGGTACAGAGGATGCAACGTGACAGGAGGTGGTTGACCGATACGAGGGTCTGCGGTGGTGCCGGTCAAGCGCTCGCGCTTGAGGTGCATGTGGCACATGCCCCGACCGTGGGCGATCTTATCGCAACCTTCGATGATGCACGGCTTGCCTTTTAGCCCCCGCGTCCTAGTGCGCTCGGTGGTCCCTTTTCGTTGCCATTGTGCGTAGCAGGCGGAACACAGCCCTCGCGCAGAAATCGTCTTGTCTTGATTGCAGCCAGTACATATCATTTTTCGTGAGGCTCCTTGTGCCTTTGAAGATTGGGTCACGTCATCTTCATAGCGCGTACAAGGAGCCTCTACAACAGATATTTCTCGTTTTCCGTAAAATATTTCCCCGTATCAAAATCTCCTGAATGTACCAAACGAAAAAAGGCCCGCTTGCGCGGGCCTTTTCGCTAAACCACTGGCAGCTATGCGCTTTATGCGCCCGGCGAGCCCCAGATGGCTAGATAATCGGAGAAACCAAAACTGTACCTTTCGCGCTGACTCACGCGAATGTTACCAGTATCGAAGTCACCATCAGTCTTCTGGGACACCGGAATACGATTGAAATAACGGGCGCCGTTAGGCACGTCCGTCATCAGGAACCATGCATCGGGGTCCGTGAAGTAGTGGTTAACAGCAAAACCCTGTGGCACAGCGGCGGTCACGCGGATGGCGTTCA